CATAGTTAGATTTCTGGTTGGCCGTGCCACTAGTGCCGGGACCAGTACCTACTGCTGGAAGATTGTTAGAGACATAAACTTTGAAGCCGTAAAGATTGTTGAGAACAAGACCGTTGCGTAGTGCTCCAGCCTCACCAAAATCTTGATTCAAAAGACGCGAATCTTCATCCATCAAAACTTCCATGAAATGTGGAGACACAACTAGCCAACGACCATCTTTGTCAACAAACTGAGTGTCTAAAAGCCGACCCATCCTAGCAATAACCATATTAGGCGAAGCCGTAGCAGTCGGAAGCGCACTAGCTCCCGGCAACCGTGGCGCAAGAGGAATTGAATGATCCCCCGCCGACGTAGTGGTAATATTGCCAAAAGAATCTTTCCTCACCTTCATTGAAGTAAGCAATTCATCTGAACCAGCAGTAGATACAGCCTTGGTTCCAGAAACCGTAGTATTAGCGGAACTGGCAACTGCACTTACAGAAGCTTGTGCATAACCTGAAAGGTAGCCCAATACTTCTGCATCATACTGATCTTTTAGGCGATAACCCGCACGATCAGATGCTACTGACTGAAAATTCACATGAGAATGTGCCTCTTCAATGTCGTCAACCTTAAAGGCAAAGTAATTAGCCTGATCTACGACCAAACTAAAATCTTCATCATCAAGGTCTTGAGGAGAGATTTGAGTACCACGGGCATACGATCTGACCGTGATCTCAGGCTCTTTGATAATACGAACTGTATCACCAAAGCTTGCGATATCACCAAAATAGTCGTTATTGGTAATACCTTCAGCTACAGAACTTTTACGAAAAGCTACCTGTACCTGTTTAGAGTAAATAACAGGGCTAAAATTGCCATTCGGCAAATTGTTATACCCTGCCGCACGTTGAAAAGCCATAATCTTTCTCCTTTTCTCATTACGAGTGAGCAGCAAGGCTCACAAGTGTGACATAAATATCACACCACAAGGTTTAACTTTTCTAGGGGCCAGCTACATAGAGGGTAAGATAAATAATGATCAAAAATTTATCGGCCTTGTTTACTGGGTATACCGAAAAGCGTAGTCTAAAAAACTAGAGGTAGCATATTAAATATGGGCCTAGTTCTTTTAATAATACCTTTATAGTTAAATATTATATTTTGTCAAGCTAAAAATGTATTTTATCTAGCTTCTCCAGATATATCATAGACAAACTTTCCTGCTCGGATTGATTCCATGATCTTATCTGAATTTTGTTCGTATTCATCAGCACTCATTTTATCTACAGTAGACTCTTTCCATTGTAAATTATTTCGGTTATTGTCAGGAGCACTTCTTTTATTTCTTGTATCTACTTGTTCAGCAGCAGATTTATTTTTAGAAGCTTTGCTAGGCTTAGATACAGATATATCTTTATCTACTTTATATAAGTCAATTGCCCTAGCTGCAGAACGTGCATCTGTTTCATTTTCATAAAGAGCTTCTTGTACCCATTTTGGTTGTTCTTCTGCCCATTGATGGAAATCATCAGTAGAACGAATGTCTTCAAAATCAGGATGTATCGCAAAAAGTTCTGCTTCTGCTTTTTCTTTTTTAGCTGAAGCTTGAAGCTTGTTTATTTCTTCCATCTTAGTTTCTAAATCTTCAGATTGTTCCTTTGCTTTTTTTATTGCAATTGTTTCAATTATTGCAGCTACGTCAGGATATTCTTTTGACCAAACATCAATCTCTTCTTCTGTTTTAGGCAACTGTATCTGTGCTTTAGTAACTTCAGAAAGTTGTGACTCTAAAGTAGAAAGTTTTTCGTCATATTCTTGCTTTTGTTTTTGTGAATGCCTACGTAAATCCCCATATCGTTTCTTAAAGGTTTTTTCTTCTGGGTTATCAGGCTCTATGTTATCTTCAGCCTCTTTCTGTGCTTTCTTTTCTTCTACACTTTGTTCCTGTTTTAATTCTTCTAGCTCTTTTTCTTCATCTTCAATTGTTTTTCTTGTATTGTATTTATCGCCTGCAAAACCTGCAACTTTTTTTACTGGTTCTACTACACCAATTTCATCTGACATATTCTTACTCCTGTGTTGGGGCCAACCGTAGCCAAATTCGGGGGGTTAGGTAAGGCCAACAAAATGAGGATTATTGTAGTTAGGCTAATCCTCTGCCTTGCTCCATTGGTACTGGAGGTTGTTCCGCTTGCATTGGCATCTGTGGTTGTGGTTGTGCAAGTGGTCGTGGTTGCATTGGTTCTTCCATAGCCATAGCTTCTTCACCACCAAACTTTTGCATTAATCTTTTAGTTGCTTCTATATCTCCCAATAATGCGTTAAACATATCGTTTAAATCTTCAGGAGGCATTTGTAAAGTACCTGATACCGCTTCAGTAATAGGAGGATTATCCATTATAAAAGATTTCATAAAAGTAGTTTTTTCATTAGGCAGTCCCACTAAAAAGTTTCCAAAATCAGCCAACAATGTTTTTGGATCACTTCTGGATAATCCTGTATCCATTACCTCTTCTTGTTCCATTGAAACTTCACTAATGGCTTCTTCCATTGGCGCTTCAGCCATCCTACGAGGAGGAAGAGAAGGACGCCGCTCTGTTCGTCCTTGATTAAACATTTCCATTTGTTCTTGAGGTACTATTGCTTCTGGCATTGTTTTGTTTCCTTTATATTTTAAAGAGGACCAATTTCTTGAGCCGTTTTAGGTTGTGTATCTAAATACTTTTGTATTCTTTTATCCATCCATTTACGAATAATCTTCTGTGTTCTTTCTTTACCGTCAAGCCATTCTGCAAAGCTTTCGCCATATTTACCATATGCTTTATAAAGCCATTTTGGAGCTTGTGTGCATAACCATGAACGGAATATCTGCCATTTCGGATTATCTTCTCCGTATACTTTTCGGGCTACCCAACACCAAGGGGATTGGCTTGATGGAGAAGATGGTCCTGTAGCTGCTGTTCCAGTAGGCCCAGTAGGTGAAGTATGTCCTGCTCGGCCACTATAAAAACCAGTACCTTCCTTACTTCCCGTTGGGCCAGAGTATGATATATTTGGACCCATCGCCGCATAACTAGCTGAATAAGGAGTCTTTGCCTTTAATGAGTTATCAAGATTTGTTTTTGTTATTGCTGCAATCTTGGCTTTCCTATCATTATAATCCTGCGTAATAGTTTTTTCTCCTTCCTTCGAAATCTTTGTTCCGTACATAGTATCTGCTAACGTAGCCATTTTAGAATGTTCTGTAAGTCCCTCTTCTCCCATTGCATCATCAGAAGGAAGAAGACCAAAAAGAGAATCATCTCTTAGAGCATATATATGTGCTTTAGCTTCTTTGCTCAAACTTTTAAAATCTGCCATAGGCATTAAAGCATTTGTTGTATCATGTTTGTAACTATAGAAATTTCCATCAGATAAAACCATTCCATTTTTAGTACCTATTGCATTTGGAGCATCAATACCTATAACGTTCCCATTGCTATCCTGCTGTATAGCATTCTGTATTTCCACAGTTGTCATATTGGTTAAATCTTTGACAAAGGCCGGAGCGTAAACTGATCTGTAAACATCCTGTACAGATCGAAAAGCTGTTACATCTTTGTCATTATATGCTACTAATGCTGTGAGGCCAAAAAGACTAGGAACAGCATGGACAGACCAACCAGAAGCAGCATGATAGCCCGTACCGGCAATTGAAGATTTACCAGTCACAGAATTTACTGCCCCTTGCATCATTGCTGATTGTGTTTGATTTCCATGAAAAGCTAAAGATTTTCCCAGTTTAGCAAGTCCCGTTACAGCTACGGAAGGAATACCCACTAAACTCGTAACCGCATGTATAGCTGTTTCAGCAATGTCTGCATGTGAAAGATCTCCAACTGGTGATTCTACTGCTATTCCTTCCATTGATACATCTGGTGCAGTCCTAGCAGCTATATCGGATTGTGACAGCATAGGTTGTGAAAAACGGGCAAATTGTGCATTTATTGAACTATGAATTGACTGAACAGTAGCTTGATTCTGGGCTGAAAGAGTAGCAGGTACAGCAGGGGTTACAGAAGGTGGTGTTACACCTACAACACCACTTGGAGGACTTGGAGGACCACCCGGAGCTACAGGAGGTTGTTGAGCTATTACAGGAGCTTGAATAGGTTGTTGCATTTGTGGTGCAGGTACAGCTTCTTCAACAGATGGAGAATATCCTGTAGGAATAGTTCCTTGTATCTGCCCATTAACGCTAGTCATATAAACAATATTTCCTTCAGCATTTGTGTACGGTATAACTTTATAACCACCTGTACTTGGTATATTGTGCATTGTATAAGAAGGAGTATATGTCTGAAATCCCGGTCCATATACAGATTCAGATGTCGTACCTACAGGAGCAATAGGAGCAGCACTTCCTATTTGTTCTCTCGTATATGTTCCTGTAAGTGTGTTTTGTTGCCCCGGAGGAGCTACAAACTTAAACATGTTAGGTTGTCCCGCTATTTCAATAAAATACCCACTAGGATATGGAGACATTATAGGAGTAGTTTGAATGTTTACAGGAGGTAATGGAGCTACTGTAGAGACATCTTGAGTAACAGGTTGTGCTATTGTAGGTGTAGGAATTTTAGGAAGTGGAGCACTAGCCAATCCACCAAATTGATACTCAGGAATATCTTTTGCTCCCATTTTAGGTAGAGGTTCACTTTGATCCATTATTGCTTCATCAGGATTGCCCACTAAACCCATATCTTTCATTTGATCATAGCCTCGCTGTGCCTTTTGGATAGAATCTACATATGTTTCTACACCATGATAGTTTACAGCATACTCAGGAATTACCATTTCCCCT